ATTAAATTTTTAAAATTTATTTTCATATTATAAAAATAATATGGAAGAGCAATACTAATAATTAATGAAAAATTAGTTAGTGTCGATGCAATACCCGGATTAATATTATCTAGTTGTTTTCCTTTATTATAAGCAAAATAAAGAATACTATTTGCAAATAAAGATAATAACGCATAAAAGAAAATAGTTATATTATAATTTTTAAATAAAAAAAATATATTATTTACTAAGTTATTAATAGATATTGGATTAATATAATAAATAAAAAAAGAAATAACTAATGAAAGTAAAAGATATGCGGCATGAGTTGACGTATTTAATGCTAAAGTATTGTAGTTATTAAGAGAAGAAAGTTTATAAGAAATCAATGATTGAAATGCAAAAGAAAAATTTGATAAGAAGGACGATAATAACCAATTCATATATAAAATTATATATTATAAAATTATATATTATAAATTATAATATATAAATTATGCATAAATATTATTAACTTGTTGCGTTACTCTAACAAATGTTGTACATTTACTCATGTCTTTTATATTTTTAGCATTAATATAAGTGCAAGTGCTTCTTAATCCTCCAAGATAATCTAAAACAGTATCCTCAAGTTTACCCTTAAGCTTAAGTTTGATATGTCGCCCTTCAGATGATCGATAATTATTCATTTTTTCATAATGTGTTTCCATAGCATGCTTTGAACTCATTCCGTAAAAAATTTTATATTTAATTCCGTTTTCTTCAATAATATCTCCCGGATTTTCTTCATGCCCAGCAAATATTCCTCCTGCCATAACAAAATCCGCACCCCCACCGAATGCTTTACCCATATCCCCTGGACATGTGATACCACCATCACCAATAATATGTCCTTTAACACCATGGGCAGCATCGGCGCATTCAATGATAGCGGATAGTTGAGGCATCCCAACGCCAGTTTTGATTCTTGTAGTGCAAGCGGATCCAGGACCAATTCCAACTTTTACAATATCAACTTTGCCATTTAATATTAATTCTTCAACTAATTCTCTAGTAACAACATTACCAGCAACAATAATCTTATTAGGAAACTCTTCTCTAACTTTAGCACAAAATTCTATTAATTTAGAAATATATCCATTGGCAATATCGATACAAATCCAGTTACAATCAATTACTTTAAAAATAGATTTTAATTTTTGAAATGATTCATCGCCAATTCCAGTTGAAATCATAAACAAATTAGGGTTTGGATAACTCTTTTCAAATTTAGAATAATCATCAATAGAATAAAATTTATGAAGTGCAGTAATAATATTATGTTTACTTAAAATATTATAAATTTCAAAAGTTCCGGTTGTAGTCATATTAGCAGCAATAATAGGTTTTCCATACCATTCAATGTTAGAATATTTAAATTTGAAGGTTCTATCTAATTCAATTTCAGAGCGACTATTTAAAGTTGTTCTTTTAGGTCGAATAAGAACATTATGAAAATCAAATTTAATATCAGTTTCAATCTTATTCATTAGGAATAATATATATTATTTACGTATTTAATTTTTAATATATTTATATAATTTAATATATTTATATAATTTAATATATTTTCTATGATATTTATTATATACAAAATATATAATGAGAGATACTTTAAATAATTTATTTGGTAATAATTCGAATATAGATGATATAATAGATAAAAAACGATTAGAAAAGAATATAGATAATATACAAAATAAAAATGATACAGAAGAAAATGAAAATTCGGTAGGTAAAAGAATATTATCAGGTGCAATGTTTTTAGCAATAGTAATTTTTTCAATAATATTTACAGTTCTAATAACAAGTAATTTGAGTTTTTTAATAACATGTGGTCGTTCTTTAACAGTTGTTGGTAAAGATGGAAAAAAAAGAACATTTAATGATTTGTGGTTTCCATCATATTATTTTTATCAAGAAAATGAAGAAGTTTATCCTTTTTGTCAGGGATTAAAGTTAAATCAAAATGGATTTTTTAATGGTTTTAAATTATCTTCGGGATTGCCATTAGAAAAATATAATTTTGACTTTTTATCATGGATAACAAGATTGGAAATGGGTGTAATAAGTGATTTTATTAGCTATTTGATGGCTGTATATAAAAAAACTAATGTAATTAGCAATGCGAGAATTATAGATTTATTACAAATTATTGAATTTATTATGCCTAAGAATGCATTTTATAGAAATTTAATATTATTAATTATAGGATTACCTTTAATTTTTGGAATTATTATTTTATCAGGATTATCAAGCACATTTATATATATTTATAATTTATTAACAACAGAATTTCCAACTAATTTAATATATTTATCATTTTTAAGTTTCATCATGCTATTAATTTTTAATTTCTTTTTCCCATTTTTATTTTTAATACCATTTGAAATAGTGTTTTTTCCAATAACAACTATTGTATATAGTTGGTTATTACCAGTTTCATTGATAATATTAATATTTATATTAGCATCTTATAATTCTTTACTATTTAATACAATAGTATTAGTAAAATTAATGTTTGCCGGATACTTAGCTGGTGGTTACAAAGCAATTAGTAAAAATGCTCAAGAAAATAAAAATTTGTATATGTTTTTAGTAGGTTTAACTTTAATAGTAAGTATAATTAGTATAGTAATATAAGTATGAAAATTATTATAATGTACAATAATAATAATATAAAAAAATTTTAAGTAAATAAATATATAATATGGGAAAAAAACAAAAAAAACCAACACATTTAATTAAACCATTTGTTAGTATTTGTACTCCTACATTCAATAGAAGACCATTTATCAAAACACTTATAAAATGTTTTGAACATCAAACATATCCAAAAGATAAAATGGAATGGATAATTATTGATGATGGAACTGATAAAATAGAAGATTTAGTAAAAGATATTCCCCAAGTTAAATATTATAAATACGATGAACAAATGGTTTTGGGGAAAAAAAGAAATATTATGCATGAAAAATGTTCAGGTGATATTATTGTTTATATGGATGATGATGATTATTATCCACCAGAACGTGTAAGTCATTCTGTTGAAATGTTATTATCACACCCAAAAGCATTATGTGCTGGTGCTAGTGAAATATATATATATTTTAAACATATTAACCAATTGTATCAATTTGGACCTTATAGTTCTAATCATGCGACAGCTGGAACATTTGCATTTAAAAAAGAATTATTAAATGATCATTCGTACGATGATAAAGCAGCTTTAGCAGAAGAAAAGCATTTTTTGAAAAACTATACAGTTCCTTTTGTTCAATTAGAGCCAAAAAAAACAATTTTAGTATTTTCTCATATACATAATACATTTGACAAAAAAACATTACTAAATAATCAACATCCCAATTATTGCAAGCCTTCTGATAAAAAAGTAGAGGATTTTATTAGAAGCGAAGAATTAAAAGATTTTTTTATGAATATTGATAATGAATTAGAAAATTATGATTTTGGTAAGCCAACTAATAAACCCGAAGTATTGAAGCAAACAAATGAACTTGAGGAAGAGCGAAAAAAAATGATTGAAGAAGCAAAAAAAAATAATGAAGGAAAAATAATTGTAGAGCAAAATGGAAAACAAATTGTTTTAGATAATCAGCAAGTAGTAGAAATTTTAAAACAACAGAATGAAAAAATTCAGGAATTAGCAAAGAAAATTATTGTTCAAGAAAGCATTATTAAATCTTACAGAAATAAAGAAAATGCTGTTAATATAGAAAATGATATTACAGATGAAGATATGGAAATTATAAATCAAATAAATAAGTAAATAATTATTTATAAAGATAAGTAAAACTATATAAAAAATATTAATAACAAATTATAATAAAATGATACATACTATTAATAATAAAGCAGAATATAAAATTCTCAATTCATAAAGATATAAATATTTTTGTAAATAAATATTAATCTATTTAAATATTTATTTAAAAATCATTATATAATTCACATTCAGTAATAGTATTAGTATTTTTATTATTTTTATCTATGTATCTATAAATTCTGTTAATTTCAAGGTTATTTATTTCATATAATTCTAATATGTCTTGAATATTTTCAATAGTATAATTATTTCTTAAATACTTAAAAAATGATATAGTATCTTTTTTGTCCATTGATAAAAATTTTGATAAATCTTGAAGAAACAATAAATTATTATATTCTGTACTGTATTTTGTAAGAACCTTAGTAAATCTTATATCTTTAATTTTATCAATATTAAAAGAGTTATTTTCCAAAAAATTATGATATTCATAATTGTTACTTAAATTTTTTATAATAGAACTCATCTCATTAAATTGCCAAATTTGTTTTTGAAATGTAATTCTATCTATGTAATCTCCATAGCAAGTGTTATTTAAAATTTTTAAGTATATTGTAATGGCTTTGTCTTTATCTGTAATTTTCTGTAATTGATCAATAATATTTTCATGAAATAATAGACCAATTATAGTTCTATCATTTTCGTTAAGAATATATGAGTGTTCTTCGATATTATATTTATTATTTATTAAAATAGAAGTGATATTTTTTGTATCATAATCTATTTTTCTTCTATTATTAATATCTATAATATTCTTAAAATATTCTAAACTATTAATATTATTAACATAAAATTTATATAATAAATTTATTTTCCTTAAATTATTATTGCAATAATTTATAGATTTATCTAATAATTCCTTATCATTATACAATAGAGGAATGCGATTTTTTATAATTTCCTTTATTTCATTATCAGTTGGAGATTTAAATTCAAAACTGTGACAAATTTTCTTTAGTTCTTTTATTTTTTTATCTTCTTGATAGTTGCTAATGCATATTATAATATTGTTAGTAATATCTTCTGTTTTTTGTTTTTTTGTTTTTTTTGGTCTAATAAGCTTTATTAGTGAATTTATACCTCCTTTATCTCCATTGTTCATTCCATCAATTTCATCCATTATTATTGCAATATTGCGTTTTTCTTTTTTAAAAAGAGATATAATGTTACTAGTTCCCATACTGTATTTTGTAATAATATCTAAAATACTTTTATTTCTGGTATCACTTGAATCAAAATATATAATATCATAATTAAGTTTTCTAAGAAGATCATTAATAAAAAAAGTTTTTCCATTTCCAGATTCACCATAAATATATATTGCCCTTTTAATAGATAAATCATTTTTATTATTATTAAAATGATGTAAAATATCAATAATTTTATTTGAAATATTTTCCCTATTTAATATTTTGTTATAATTTAGTTCATCCATTTAATATTTTTTGAAAATTTATATTTATGTGATTTTAAATTATCACTTTTATAATGTTTATTTATAAAATTTAAACATTTTGAAGATAAATTTTTTTCTGCATAATACTTTAAAAATGATAAATAATTTACAAATACAATATTTTTAGAGTAAGGATAATTAGTCATTAGCATCCAATGTGATAAATTTCTATAAAATAATGCTTTAAATGAGAAAATATAATCTTTTCTAACAATATCTCTAATATAAGATTCTATCTTGTTATTATTTATAATTTTATCAATATAATTATTATATTTATTGTAAAAAAATTTTGTTAGAAAAATCTTACTTTTTGGTGATATTAAATTAAATATATACTCAATAATATCATTAGGTAAATTATTAATTATATCAAGATTCATTAAAATAATTAATATAGTATACTATTATAAATTTATATAATTTTTTTATCTACATTTATTTAGTTCATCATTATTTGTAATTCCACTCCATGTTACTTGGCAATTTCTTGCCCATCTTGCTTTATTGCAGTTTCCATCGTGTCCTTTATATCTGCCTTGAGTAAAATCTAAAGGACCTTTTCCGCATTTGCCTAAATTATCAGGATTTTCACAACCTTTATCTGTTGATATCCAAAAATCGGGACATTCAGAGGATGTAGGAGGGAAAGTTTGATTCTTTCTATCTTTCGCCAATGAAAAGCCAATAATTATTAATATTAAAATTAAAATTATTGTAGAAACAATAATAACAACTTGCTGAAAATTCATTATTTATATATATATTTATTTACATTTTTTTATTCATAACAATATATTTGTTTCTTATATAATACTTTTAAGAGTTGTATTATTCTATAAAACTATACATATGAAACATATATATAATAAATTGTATGTTTATTACTAATGCTTTATTATTTTAGTAACTATTACTAATCAGTTATCATATTCTTTTATTAATTTTCCAAGGAAGTGAAATGTTTAAATTATGCATATCTTTAAAGTTATTTATGAAGATATAAATATTTTATAAAGTGTATATAGCATTTTGTTTTCTTTGATATATTTAAACTTATCTATAATATAATATAAAAATGTTATATTATACATAAAATTTCCTAAATATTCAGGAAATTAACGAATTAAATTAACGGTGATCATTTTATTTTCTAGATTTTCTAGATTTTTTTACTTTTCTAGATTTTTTTACTTTTCTAGATTTTTTTACTTTTCTAGATTTTTTTACTTTTCTAGATTTTTTTACTTTTCTAGATTTTTTTACTTTTCTAGATTTTCCACCTGTTATGTTTTCTTCTTTATATTCTCCTGGATAAAAGTGATTACATCTTGCATATGGAGTTTTTCCTGCATTATGTAAATCTGGATGATACAATTCTTCTGGTTGATATATTTCTTCTTGTAATTTGCCAGTTTCACAGAAATATCTGGATGGTTTTTCGAGTGGTATTTTGGATCGTTTTCTGGATGTTTTTAGATTATCTACCATATATATAATATATATATAAAATATTATTTGAATTTAATTGTTTAGTAATTAAGAATTATATTTTTTCTATCAATTTATATAATGACTCAACAAGGTTTTACAAATTATCCAACTACAAATGGAAGAATAGATATAATAACTCCAACTTTAAACAATCAATTTGAATTATCTGATAAAATACCAATTCATACAACTGCGGCTTTTAGAGATGCAATGACAGGTAATTGGATGAATACCCCTTTATCATTGGCTTATTTCAGTAATGAAAATATTAATATATTACAAAATAACATAAGAAAAGGGGTATTTGATAAATCAAATGGTGAATTTATAATAGGGATACAAGATGAAGATGAATTAAAAATAATTATGCGTAGTGTTTTTTTACAAAATTCCCTAAATCTAGAAACAAATATTAGAGAGCAAATAATAGATTTGAATGCTTTAGTTGAAAGTTATGCGATTGATCAAGTTTATAAAGAAGCAATAAGTTATTTAAAATATAAAAGAGATGCTAGTAATATGTATGCTTTATTAGCATTACCTTCAAATTCAAGTATAAGAGGCAAAACATTAGAATTACAAAAATTTGTTTAATTATATATTTATTAATAAGTAAATATATATTTATTAATAAGTAAATATATAATTACTTAATTATATATTAATCAACTTCTTCAATATTAGGTTGAGAGTTTGTATTTTCTGTTGTTGAAGGCATACCAGTAGGCATACCAGTAGGCATACCAGTAGGCATACCAGTCGGCATACCAGTCGGCATACCAGTAGGCATTAGTTTATCTATAATAGGTTTAAATGTTTCTTCTAATTCTTTTCTCTTAGTTTCATATTCTTCTTTAGGAGCAGAATTATTAGCTTCTAACCATTTAAGTGTATCATCAATCTTTTCTTCGATCATTTTTTTATCATCTTCTGGAATATTATCTTTTAATTTTTCATCGCTAATAGTATTTTTAATTGAAAAACAATAATTTTCCAATCCATTTTTGGCTTCTACTTTTTCTTTAAATTCAGCATCTTCTTTAGCATATGTTTCAGCATCTTTTGCCATGCTTTCAATATCTTCTTTTGAAAGTCTAGAACCATCATTCTTAATAGTAACATTATTTGAATTTCCAGTTGATTTTTCAAGAGCTGTAACATTTAAAATACCATTAGCATCAATATCAAATGAAACTTCAATTTGGGGAACACCTCTTGGCATAGGTGGAATATCAGCAAGTGTAAATTCTCCTAATTTATTATTATCTTTTGTTCTAGCTCGTTCTCCTTCAAAGACCTGAATAGTTACAGCCGGTTGATTATCTGTATATGTTGAAAATGTTTGAGATTTTTTTGTAGGAATAGTTGTATTTCTAGGGATTAATACAGTCATTACTTCTCCGGCAGTTTCTAATCCAAGTGATAAAGGTGCTACATCTAATAGAAGTAGATCTTCTGTTTTTTCAGATTTATTACCAGCAAGAATAGATGCTTGAACAGCTGCTCCATAAGCTACAGCTTCATCAGGATTGATTGATTTAGATGGTTCTTTTCCATTAAAAAAATCAGAAATTAATTGTTGAATTTTTGGAATTCTAGTTGAACCACCAACTAGAACAATTTCATCAATTTGATTTTTAGATAATTTAGCATCTTTCATTACTTTTTCTACTGGTGTAATAGTATTTCTAAATAAATCACCACATAATTCTTCAAAACGCGCTCTTGTAAGCGATGAATAAAAATCAACTCCTTCAAAAAGTGAATCGATTTCAATAGATGATTGAGTTGCACTAGATAATGTTCTCTTAGCTCTTTCACATGCAGTTCTAAGTCTTCTCATTGCACGCGGGTTCTCGGTTAAATCTTTCTTATGTTTACGTTTAAATTCTTGAGCAAAATGACTGACAAGTCGATTGTCAAAATCCTCACCGCCTAAATGTGTATCTCCGGCCGTTGCCTTAACTTCAAAAATACCGTCTTCAATACTTAAAACAGAAATATCAAAAGTTCCCATTTTGTTATCGCAAAGACTACTAATCAATGCTTCTGTATATTTCTATACAGATCAGACTATATCTTATTATATATTGAATAATTAATTATGCTTTAATTTTTATATATTTCCATATTTCCAATAATTATTTAAAATATTTTTACATTCTTCTAGATAGTTTTTTGGATAAATAATAATATATTTTTCATATATCACATTACCATATATAGAATTATTTTGTAAAAATTTTTCAACCCCATTAACTTTTTCATCCCATTTCCCAGTTTGAACTTGTTCTTTGTGCCAAATATGGTTATCTTTTATTTCAATTAATAATTTTAATTTTGGAATAGCAAAATCAATTTTATAAGTATGAATTTTTTTACTATTACTTCTATTATATTCAATCTTAGGACCATTAATCAGTAATATTTTATTTTCATTACAATATCTAATAAATTTTAATTCAAACTTAGATTGATAGCATATTGTTTCATTTGCTAAATTTTTATATGTTCTTATTTTGAAAATATTGTTTGTTAAATTACAATCTTTACAAAGCGCCTTTATTTTATTTTTATGACTATGAAGATCTTTACTAATAAAATTATTATTACAATTATCACATTTTAATTCAATATTTACTATTTTTTCTATGTTATTATTAATTTTACTATATAAATAAGTACAAAAACGAGTTTGATTACTAATAGCAACACATGGATAATATATAAAATCATCTGTCATTAAAAATTTTTTATTTTGAATACTCAAAATTTTGTTTCTAATATATTCAAATTCATTATTATCCATATTTCGCTTAAAATAATTATCTTTAAAATCACTATCATATTCATCAAACTTTATTTTATCATTATTTAATTTATCTACTAAAGAGATATGATTTGTAATAATATTTTTATCATTACTTTTACTAATAATATCTTTATTTGAATGATAATTTAACATGTAATTAGATTGATTATTTCTTTTTAATTCTTCATATTCTTTACATATTCTACAATTAATTATATTACGATTAATTTTTCTTAGTATATTGTTTAAACTTACTTTATGTATTGAATTACAATTTATACATTTATATGTAATATCAAAGTGATTATTGCGTGTAATAATATTTTCTTCATAGTCAATAAAATTAGAACAATTATTATTATTAAAAAAAAATCTATATAATGGTACTTTTGTATTAGAATATTTATGTGTTATTTTATTAATTGAAAATGATTCAAGTTCATTCCCTTCCCAAAATTTAATAATACTTTTATTCTCCTTATTATTTTTTTCTATTTTTATAATATTTTTTTTTAAAAGCATAATAGTATTTTCTTCCATAAAAAATATGAACTAATTTATTATTTAAAATAACTTTTAAATAAATTATATAATTATTCAATATATAACCTAGGCGCTATTAGTCGTTGAACCTTATCTATCAAGATAAATTTGATAAATCTTGGCTGCTGATTATCTAATATATTGAATTTATTAAACCTTCACTATTATATATTATATAATAATTGTGGTATTCAATACTTTAAGACTTTCCAGCAATTCACCTAGTTTTTTTTACTTGGAGGCAGAAATTTTGATTTAATAACAAGCAATTAAGTTGTTATTTTCAAAACCATTAGGTTTACCACCAAGATCATAAATTAAAACATGTTGTTCTTTACTAGATTTTTTTTCTAATCCATAAGCAATAGCAGCCGCTGTAGGCTCATTAATAATACGCAATACATCTAGTCCAGCTATTGTTCCCGCATCTTTAGTTGCGTTACGTTGAGCATCATTAAAATAAGCAGGAACAGTAATAACAGCTTTTTTTACTTCGTCACCTAGATATGCTTCAGCAATTTCTTTCATTTTAACTAGAATCATAGATGAAATCTCTTCTGGTAGAAAACTTTTTTCTTCATTTTTGTAAGAGACATTAATAATTGGTCGCCCATCTCCTTTATCATTTACTTTAAAAGGAAATTGTTTAATATCAGACTGTGTTTCTTTATCATTAAATTTTCGCCCAATTAATCTTTTTGCATCAAAAACAGTATTAATAGGATTAGTAGCAGCTTGATTCTTCGCTCCATCACCAATAATTCTTTCGGAATCAGTAAATGCTACATATGATGGAGTTGTTCTATTACCTTGATCATTCGCAATAATTTCTACTCGATCATTCTGCCATACTCCTACACAAGAGTATGTTGTTCCTAAATCAATACCTATAGCGCCTTCATACACCATTATATATGAATATATTTATGGATAATCTTTAAATAAATTATATAATACTTTTAAGAAAAATATAATTTATTTTCTTTTACTTTTACTTTTTTTGTTATATTTTTTATTTTTTAATACTTTTTTTGTTTAATAGTTTTATTTTTTTTCATTTTTTTAAATTTCTTCATACTTTTTGTTCTTTTGTTGGTTTTTGTTTTTTTTGATTTTTTATATTTTCTATTTTTTTTTGTATATTTTCTTTTACCTCCCAATTGTGGAATATAACTATTTATTAAAGATTTAATAGAAAAATTAGGAATTAATATACTAGTAATTTGCTGTCTAGTATTTGGATCGGTTGTATTTCCTCTTGAAATCCATTGTTGAATATTTGCTCTGTCATAAGTTTGACCAACTGAATTAACAACTGGTTTTCTCATGATTTCTCCTCCTATTGGACATGTAATAACGTTTAATACTTCTTGCGGGATTCTATCTATAACTTCTTGTGGTATTTCTATAGGTTCATCTTCAACAATTTCTGGTGTTGGAGGAGTAGGCGGCCTCATATTATTTTCATTTTCTATATTATTAATAATATTTCTATTATAATTTATAAATTCATTAAATCTAGTTTGTGCTTCTGTGCCTTCTTGATATTCTTCTCCTAACATCTCTTGAATAGTGTCTAAAGCGGTATCAGAATTTATAATAAAAGCAACTTCTCGAGGATTATCACTAATAAAATAATCACCATTAATAATATTTTGAACTAAATCATATAAATAATCATGAAAATCTGCCATATACTATATATTTATTTTTTATTTTTTTTTACTTTAATTGTAGATGTTTCTTTTGGTTTGTCATTATTATATAGTTTAATATATTCATCTTTTAATAAAAGTAGTTCTTTTAACCATAATTCTTCATTGCTACTTCCTTCCAATTCATTAATATTCATAGTAATTTCATCTTTTTCTTTTTTCATTTTATCAATTGATTCTTCACAAACACTGTCCATAGGCATTTTTCTTAAATATTCATAATCATTATTATAAATATCATCAAATTTATGTTTGGTTAAAATTTGAACAATTTCTACTTTTTTCTTTCTACGTAAATCTATTTTATCATTAATTGTTTCGCTAATAAATCTTGTTTTATTTGAAATTAATTTTAATTCTTCATTTAATTTTTTTAGTAAATATTCTTTTCGAATATCATAATATTCTAATCTAGTATCATAATAATCATCAATAATTTCTTCTGGATTAGAATATTTTTTGAGTTGTTCTTTATTATTGAATAAATGCATATTACAAGTTGATTGAATTGAATATAATTTTAAAAATTTTTGCAGACCATTCATATTATGTTCAATTTTCTTATCTAGTAATTCTTTTAGTGTCCCAGATTTAAAATCAATTGTAAAATTTACTGTAGTATCAGTAGAATTATCATTGAAATCTTTAACAATACTATCTTTTTTCTTACTATCAATTAGACTTTCTAAAAATTCCTTGTAATCTTGGGTCCATGATCCTATTGGCAACTCATTAATCTTTACCTTATTCTCATTAATAATTTCATATAATCCTTTAATTAAATATTTTTTCCCTTCATCTATTTTATCAATTGTTCCTTGAAATCCTTCATAATATGGATCAATTGTAATCATTTTGTAATTATTATTATTTTTAAGCATTAGTTCAAGTCTGTTGATTATTTGTAGTGGATTATAAGACATAATATCTGTGCTAAATCCAGTTCCAATACCTTTTGCTCCGTTAATTAAAACCATTGGAATAATTGGAACATAATAAATAGGTTCTACAGATTGCCCATCATCATTTAAATATTTTAGAATATTATCATCAACACTTGGGTAAATAAGTCGTGTCATTTTATTTAGAAGTGTAAATATATATCTTTCAGAAGCTGCATCCTTACCACCGGCAAGTCGTGTATTATGTGTAATTGTAAAATCTCCTAATAAAAATCTTTCATTTTTATCAATATTCCACCCGCAAAAATTACCAGGACCAATACTTTTAACTTCTATATTATGTATTTTATGAGAATTTTTTATTCTTTTCTGATAAAGAATTTTTTTTCTTGGAATTTTAACTGGAATTCTATCAATATCATCACCTGTTATTGACAATGTATACATATTATTATAATTATATATCTTTGCTCTAAAACCCAATGAACCAGCAATAATTCTAAACGATTCTAATAGATGCTTCCTTTCATTACATTGAGAAATTTCATAACTATAAGAATTTTTCTGTTTTTTCAATGTTCCATCTGTGTCAATCATACCAGCTAATATTTTTAATCTATTTTCTTCTGAATTAATTATATATTCTTTTGGAACGTGTTTGTTTTTATAAAGGTTATATTTTTTGAAAATTTCTTTAAATGGGTTAAGATTATTAGCTTTATTACCTTTAATATTTACTCCTTCACAAACAACATTGACATAAGATTTATCAAAACTCCAATTACATGCTTCGCAATTATATTTTGATGTTAGACATCCTTTACATATATTAGAATTATTGTTTAAATCTCCAATTGCTATATTTTCTGGATTTTTATTAGAACCCCTTCGACGAATATAAAATGTATGATTCTCATGCGGTGGAATACTTTTAGAGTGACATATTTCACATCCAATTTTATCTAACCATAAAGCCCATGCTTTTACAATTTCACTATCCATACTTGCGAATGCATGACAATCACTCATACCATCACCTAACCATATTCCTAATATATAAGGATCAATTTCTAACTTCTTTTCTTCCCAAATAATAACAGAATTATTAATAATACCTTTTATTTTTTTTTGAACACTATTGGGCAAAGCTAAGTATTGTTGAACATTTATATCAAATATATTATTATCAGTAATATTTTTAGAAAATTCTAACATTTTTTGATAAGCATCTTCTTTAGATAAATTACTTTTATTAAAATGATTACTACTAGTAGAAAGATTAGTTCTAATATTTTTATATTTAACAGATTTTGTATTATCATCAAAGTAATTCATAGACCATGAAGCTGATGAATTTTTCCAAATAATAGATTTATGCCCAGAATAATATACAGTTAAAATATGATGACTATTTACTATATAATTATCCATATTACCATTGGAAATTTCATACATTTCATCTATTCCCGCTGTTAATTTACTAACAATTCTAGAAGTTCCATCATCTCCAATTAATTTATCGCCAATTTTTATATTTTTTGCCTTTTGGATAGAACTATCCCACATAATTACGGGAGTTTCTGGATCGATACAACCAAATTGTCCCCTTGGTTCAAAAATATTTATATTATTACTTCCAACATAATTTTGTGCCATATTAATAATTGCACCATTTAAACTAGCTTCTCCATGATGGTAGCCAGAATGCTCTGATACATATCCACTAAATTGGGCTACTTTAATTTCACTGTTTAATTTTTTCTTGAAAGCAGCAAATAATATTTTTCTTTGACTAATTTTCAATCCATCTAAAATATTGGGAATAGAACGATCATTATCATATTTTGAAAAATGAATGAATTCTTTATCAATAAATTCTTTATATGTTACAGATGTTTTATTAGTATCAAGATATAATTCTCTCTCATAATTACCCAACCAATCTTTTCTATCATCACTACGTTTTTTGTTGAAAATCATATCAATATATTCACTACTTTGTTCACCATCCCAATTAAAGTAAATAATTTTTTTTTCTTTGAAATATTCTTTAAATTCTTTTCCTGTGCTAGTGCCAAGACCCTTATAATATTTAATATTCCATCCTTTAATATCATTATTTTTTTTCCATTCACTAAATTCGCCTTCATTGTAAAATTGTTGTGTTTGGTTACCTTTTGTAGCTTTTAAAATCGGTGTATTGATATAACCAATAAAATTTGGAATTTGAATAAGAGAATTCCATCCAGAATCAAACAAGTTAATACCAAGCCCTTTAATATGACTTCCATCAAGATCTTGATCTGTCATAAAAACAACCTTTGAATAACGTAATTTAGTTGTTACATCATCTTGGTTATATTTTTTTCCATGTTCTAAACCAAGAATCTGCTTAATTTCTGTAATTTCTTTGTTATCTCCAATTTTTGTAACAGATTCGCCTCTTACATTAAATAATTTACCTTTCATAGGATATACACCAATATAATTACGATCATCTTGTGATAAACCAGAAATAATGCCTGCCTTTGCAGAATCCCCTTCACAAAGAATCAACATACAATCCTTTGATTTTGCTGTTCCAGCATAATTTGCATCTACTAGTTTTGGAATACCTCTAATATTTTTGTTTTTAGTTCCATCTGTTTTTTTCTGTGATTTGTTTTCCTTTACTTCTGTAATAGCACAGGCAGAATTCATAATACCCATTTTACAAATTTTTTCAATAAATTTATCACTAACATCGCATGTAGAACCAAATTTAGTTGATGGCGTATTCATATAATCTTTAGTTTGGCTATCATAAGCAGGATTTTCAATATCGCATCTTAAAAATAGAGCAATATTTTCTTTAATAGCACTCGGTTTAACATCAACCTTCTTTTTACTTTTAATATAAAGCGTAATTTTCTTAATAATTTGATTCATAATATAATCAACATGTTTACCACCTTTGGATGTATAAATTCCATTTACAAATGACACCTGATAAAACTCACCTTCAGGAGCTAGCGATACAATATATTCCCAACGTTCATTTGGCGCTTCATATTTATGATCTGTATCATTTATAATCATTTTGACATATTGTTGAAATGTTTTAATAGGAATAATTTGTGAATTTAATTTAACCTTAACATCCTTATTTGTAACAGCAGCAATATCATATGTTCGTCTTTTAAATAAATTAATCATATCTTCTGTTAATCCATTTTCTAGTCCTAATCTTTTATAATCAGGTTTAAATGATACTTTTGTATATGGTTTTGTTTTACATTTTGTAATTTTTGGTTTATCAATAATATCTAAATTATTATGAAATTCCTGACTATATTTTAATCCACGTATATGATCAACAGTTTCAACTTTTCCCCATGTCGACCAAATAAATACTAATTTAATTCCAAAACCATTCTTTCCCCCAACAATTTTCTTTTCAGTTTTATCATAATTAGTTGAAGTTCTTAAATGAGCAAAAATCATTTCTGGAATCCAAATCTTATATTCGGGATGTTCAGCAATATCGATACCGTTTCCATCATTAGTCATAGTAATAACACCATCATCATCAATTGAAACATCGATATAAGTTAATGGATGAATATTATCTTCTTTATTTTTAACAGCTTGTTCCATTCTAACAGATTGATCTCTACAATTTACAATTGCTTCATCAAATAATTTATATAATCCGGCAATATATGTAATATTCTTTTTAACAATATTGTTAGAATCATAAATAAATTCATCAGCATCGACTTTTTCTACAGATCCAACATATGTGTCAGGATTATCTAAAATATGTTCCTTGTCATTTTTTTTCTGATACTTGTTCAAATCAGTAGATGCCATGTGTAATGTTTTTATGTTTCTATCTTTAAATAATTTATTTTCAATTTTAAAGTAAAATACCTAAAATAAATATTTAATAAATAATTTATTTTAAATTAAATTTTTAATGTTTACGGGTTTTTTTACCGCCCATAAATTTTTTAATTCTTTTTAAAGCTGCAATTCTTCTGGTAGCAAGCATGCTTTTAGTTCCAACACCACCTTTTTTACCTTTAGTTTTGCCTTTTTTACCTTTTCCTTTTCCTCTTCTACGTGTTAAAGCCATTATATATTATTTGTATATTTTATTTTTAGTTTTTTCTAGATTTTTTGCCTTTTCTGGCTTTTTTGGCTTTTCTCGATTTTTTCATTGAGGTTCCTTGTTTGACAGCACCAAATTTACCTTTTTTAGTAAAGTAACCATATTTTTGTAAACGTTTTTCTTTTTTGGCTGTTTCGTGTTTTCTTTTTGATACAATGCGACCGTGTTTATTCATGTATAAGTGGTCTTTTTTAAGATTACCAGCTGTTTTGTAGGCAGTTCCGTGCCATACTTGAGCTCGCGAACCAATTAACATGTCATATACTTTACCACCGATGTGGTATTTGTTGTCAGATCCTTTCATGTGTTTTTTAACCATTTATATTTTATAATGAGATAATTTCCTAAACATAAAATTATTTTATTTTTTCTTAGAATTTATTTCTTATGGGAGCGCCGCTTCCTCCAGAAAATCCAGGATATCTTCCATAAATATTTAAATTATTTTTAACAAAAACAGGTTTTCCGTGTATTGGCCCAAATATAGTGTTGTTTATGCGTGAAGCACAAATGTGTCTTTTACTTAAATGACTTCCATCTATTAAAAAAGTTCCAGCTATCCATGAACGACGCATTCCATTACCATGCTGAATTTTTGGTGGACAACAAGATATTTTTTTATCATTTATAATTATGGGGTCAACGGGAACGGGAACAGGAACAGGAACCGGTATGTCATTTATATTGTTGGGATAAATTCCTAAGGGAGGGGTATTTTCCATATTCATTTAATTATATATTTAATATACATTAAAT